AGCTGATCCAGGCTGAAACTCGCGGAAACGGCGTCACAGGAGAAATTATTACTCACAATGCAAAGGCGTTCGAAAATATTCCTATGCATATTAATCAGAAAGGCCACGTTGAAATTGAAGGAGAAGCTATTATTACATATACAGATTTTGAGAAAATTAATAATTTAATTAAACACGAAGAAGATAGATATAAGAACCCGCGAAATCTTGCTTCAGGATCAGTCAGACAGCTAGATAGTAAGATAGCAGCCAAACGTCATGTTCGTTTTATAGTATGGAAGGTACCTGCCGGTATGGATGAACTACCTTTAATGTCAGCAAGATTTGAAAAAGCAAGAGAACTTGGATTTGATATTGTACCTTATATTCGTGTATATAAAGAAAATCAGAATCTTGAAGAGCTTATTAATCTGTTAAAGGAAAAGGCAGCATACTTATCTTATCCAATTGATGGGCTTGTTGCTGCATATAATGATATCGCTTATGGATTATCACTTGGAGTCACAGATAAGTATCCACGTCATTCTCTGGCATACAAGTTCTATGATGATGAATTTGAGACAGTTTTGACTGATATTGAATGGACTATGGGTAAATCTGGACAATTAACGCCTACAGCAGTTTTTGAACCGGTCGATATTGATGGAACATCTGTAAGCAGAGCGAGTCTACACAATGTGAGTATATTCAAAGGATTTTATCTCCATAAATATGATACCGTATCTGTGTATAAGGCAAACCAGATAATTCCGCAGATTTCTCAAAACATAACAAGAGGTTATAATACCGGTGAAAAGTTTATAATTCCTAAAATATGTCCAATCTGTGGAGAACCAGTGTCTGTCGTAAAAGAGAACGATTCTGAAGTATTGATGTGCATGAATGCTGGATGCAAAGGCAAACTTTTGGGTGAGATGAATGCTTTTGTAGGGAAAAAGGCCCATGATATTAATGGATTATCTGAGGCCACATTGCAGCTATTGATTGATACTGGGCTTGTGACATCACCAATTGATCTGTATTATTTGAAGGATCATTCTACAGAATTGTCCAGATTACCTAGAATGGGAGCAAAGAAAATTGCGAATATTTTAGATTCTATTGAGTCTAGCAGGAATACTACCATAGAAAAATTTATTGTAGGATTAAATATTCCGTTAATTGGTGGTAGAGCTGCAAAGGATATTGCTAGATATGAAGAAATAAGAACCAGGGAATTAGGAATGCTATATCCATTTGAAACTTTTATTAAAGATGCTGCTTCTGATTTTAATTTTACCTGTATTGAAGGATTAGGGACGGAGCGAAATATTTCTATCCATAGATATTTTAAGGAAAATTATGATTACGTTGTTGCTTTGGCAGAACAGTTCATATTTTCGAAACTTAATAATGATAAAATATCTTCTGAAAGCGATTCATTGTCCGGAAAGAAATTCTGTATCACTGGGAAGTTACATATTTTTGCTAACCGGGATGAACTTGTGGCGGATATAGAATCAAAAGGAGGGAAAGTTGTGTCCGGAGTTACAAAGGCAACTGATTATCTAATTACCAATGATAAAAACAGTGGATCTAGTAAAAATAAGAAAGCTTCTGAGTTGAATATTCCTATTATCAGTGAAGAAGAATACAAAAACAAATTAAATTAACTTTTACTATTGACAAATGCAAATAATGGTGATATAGTTGACCTATCAAAACGAATTAGATTAACTCAATCAGAAAGGCATGAACAATGATATGTTACTATTTAAAAGGAAAAAATGGAGAGTACATCGCAAGAGATCCAACAGGAAGAATCAAATTAGTATCTGATCTTGGTGATGCACTCTTGGTTCCTGAAATTGAAAAGAAAAAGATTAAGGCAATTCAAGCAAATAATATTCCAGACGTATTAAAAAAATTTGGACCATATGAAATTTGTGAAACCGATTATAATGGAGTTGAAGCAATTACGACAGATGATATAGTTGGTGAAATTATCGGTAGTATAAATGAATTTTCAAGTAAGATGAATGAAATTACTGATTATTCAAAAGAACTTAATTCTATTATTTCATATACTGATTTACAAATTTCAGACATTTTGCATTATATTGAATTTCATAAGTTTCCTGCGGCAGAAGGATATAAATTATGCAAAAAGTTGCAAGAGATTTGTGATAGACGAAGAGAAGCCAAAAATAAAATACAAATTATAAACACGATAAAACATCAATCGTGTGCAAGTGTTTTATCTGGAAATGCTACTAAAAGAATAGAAAAAAATTGTACCAGATAAAAAATATACTCCAAGAGTATTTGATGAATTGTTCAAAAAGAATCAGTCACGAATAAGAAAAGAAAAATCAGTGAAAATAAAAATTTAATTAAACAATAAGGAGATAAAAATATGTTTAAAGATTTTGTAAAGGCAATCCAGAAAAATTTACAGCAGATGTCTAAAGATTCTTCAAAATTATTCACAGTAAATGTGGATACCGAGGAGCTTTATAATTTATATCTGGATTCGTTTCCGGCAGGTACAAATGAAATTTATAGAGAAAGAAGAGAATATGACTGTAGTTGCTGTAGACATTTTATCAGAGACGTTGGTAACGTCGTATCTATTAAAAATGGTGAGTTACATACCATTTGGGGAATTAATCCAGTATCAGATGATAAATATAATGTAGTTGCAGCTGCGCTTGATGCCTATGTAAAACAGAAAGCGGTATCAGGGGTATTCCTCAAAAAAGAGAAACGAATTGGTACTCCTGAAAATAGAGAAATGCTCCCGACAGGAAAAATTAATAAATATGAGCATTTCTTTGTAGATCTGCCAGAAATTTGTATCTTTAAGGAATGTTATGGACATACACTTGAAGGTGATTTAAGTCAATTCAGAGATGTCCGTAATGTATTTAAACGTTCTCTTGATGAAATTAGTAAAGAATCTGTAGATACAGTACTTGAGTTGATTGCTCAAAATTCTTTATATAAAGGTGCCGAATGGAAAAAGCAACTTACTGAATTTAAGAATTATCAGAAAGAGTATAAAAGACTTACAGATGAGCAGAAAGAACTTTGGACATGGGAGAAGTCAATTGTTGCAGGTGCCGTTATCGGCAAGATTCGTAACCATAGCATAGGAACATTGCTGGTGAATATTTCCGAAGGAATGGATCTTGACCTTGCCGTTAGAAAATATGAGCAGATTGTAGCCCCTGTAAATTATAAACGTCCAAAGGCGATCTTTACAAAGAAGATGCTTGAAGATGCAAAGAAGACTATTACAGAACTTGGTTACATGGATTCATTACAGAGAAGATTTGCTACCTTGGATGATATTACAGTAAACAATATACTGTTCTCCAATAAAGATGCAGCGAAGAGAATTACCGGTGCTATGGATTTATTTGATGAAATGGAACAGGATGTTGCGATTGATCCAAAACGTTTCTCTAAGGTAGAGGAAATAAGTGTAGAGGATTTCATTAAAAATGTCTTACCGGTAGCAAAGGAACTAGAAGTATACCTGGAGAATAAACACATTCAGAACATGGTATCTTTGATCGCTCCGGAAGTTGCCGATGCGAAAACAATGTTTAAGTGGAACAATGGAATGTCTTGGGCTTATACCGGTAATATCACAGATTCAGATATTAAAGAAAATGTAAAAGCTGCCGGTGGTTCAGTTACAGGTATTGTAAGATTCTCTATTCAATGGAATGACAAAGATGGAAAAGATAATTCTGACCTTGACGCACATTGTATTGAACCAAAACGTGGAGAGCATATTTATTTTGGTCACAAAAAAGCACGATCCGGTGGAGAATTGGATATTGATATTACTCAGCCAGTTGATCAGTGCTGGAATAGTAATGGAGTTGCCGTTGAAAATATTACATTTCCATCTAAAGAACGCATGATTCCTGGTACATATAAGTTTTTTGTAAATCAGTTCGCATACAGAGGATCTCAGGGATTTAAAGCTGAAATTGAAGTAAATGGAGAAATTCATTCTTACGAATACAATGCTCCAGTACGTGGAAATGTAGATGTTGCAGAAGTAATCCTTGATCAGTCAGGAAATTTCAAAGTAGTGGACAAACTTCCAGGAAATTGTGCAACAATCAGTAAAGATGTCTGGGGAATTAAAACCTTGCAGTTTACACCGGTATCAGTTGTATGTTACTCACCAAATTACTGGGATGAGCAGAAGGGAATCGGACATCAGCACCTGTTCTTTATGCTGAAAGATTGTATCAATCCGGAAGAACCGAATGGATACTACAATGAATTCTTGAAACCGGAACTTGAGCAGCACCGAAGAGTATTTGAAGCGCTTGGAGCAAAAGCACATGTAAAAGATGTTGATGATCAGCTTTCAGGAGTAGGTTTCTCACTCACAAAGAGAAATGATCTGATTATTAAGGTAAAAGGTGCTACAGAGCGAGTATTAAAAGTAAAGTTTTAACATAATTTAATTAAACAAATAGAAAGAGAGGAATAAAAACATGGAACTTACAAATATTTTTGAGGCAGCAACAAGATATAAATACAGATTCCCGTTCAAAGGAATGATTTCAGTAGAGGATTTATGGGATCTGAAATTACAGGATCTGGATTCAGTATTTAAACTGCTGAATAAAGAGAAAAAACAGAGTGATGAAGAAAGTTTGTTACAGGTTAAATCTGAAGCGGACCAGGAGCTGGAAAATAAAATTCAGATTGTAAAATTCATCGTACAGGTAAAACAGACAGAAACTGCAGAGAGACTAGCTGCAAAAGATAAGAAAGAGCGCAATCAGAAGATTATGAGAATTATTGAGAGAAAGCAGAACGAAGCTCTGGAAGGAAAGAGTCTTGAAGAACTGACAGCTATGTTAGAGGAGTGATATATGGGAATACTTGGAGATATTGCAGCATTTTTGTTTATGGCAATTGTGATATTAATTTTACTGCTAATTTTGTGTTTTATATGTGCCGGAGTGTTAGCTGCAATTGTAGAGGCTATATACGAGGAAACCGGAAAATTAGAAGCTTTGTATAATATTTTACGCCATCTTCTTTAAGGAAAATAAAATTCAGATTGCAAAATATATTGTTAAGTTTAAGCAGGAAGAGATTGAAGAGCGTCTTCAGGCAAAAGACAAAAAAGAATACAATCAGAAGCTGCTTGAACTGATCGAACGCAAACAGAATGAGGAGCTTGCCGGAAAGTCTATTGAGGAACCGCAGGCAATGCTTAAGGCATGATGTTGATTACAGAATTGTTAAATATTACATTACTTACTGTGTACTTTGTATTGGTATCAATGGGAATATTAGTCTTTATAGTGTTTCTTACAACCTTTATGTACGCAGTAGTAATGATAATATATAGATTCACTGGAAAGCTGGGAAAGCTTTACAGAATACTAGAAGAAATAGAAAGGAAATTTTAAATGAAGAACGGTTTATCAAATGAACAGGTCGAAGAGAGTCGAAGATTACATGGAAGTAACAAGCTTCCTGAACCGAAACAAAAGAAATGGTATCATTTTGCAAAGGAAGCACTGACAGAACCAATTACATTGATTTTGATTATTATCGCTGTATTTGAACTTGTGCTTGGAATATTAGGTGTAGCGGAGTTATCCGAACCAATTATGATCCTCTTAGTTCTTGCCATTGTTACTGGTTTGGCAATTAAGACTGGACTTGGTGTTCAGAAATCAGCTGCAGAGCTAAGGGCCAAAACATCCGTGCGATATTGCGATGTAATTAGAAATGGAAAATTGCAGACTATTAATAAGAATGATCTTGTAGTTGGAGATCTTACTATTATTAGAACAGGCCAGGAAATTTTTGCAGATGGATATATTGTCGAAGGGAAAATTTCTGTAAATAATGCAGCAATTAATGGAGAAACAAAAGAATGCGTCAAGACTCCAATAGAAGGATTTGTTTATACTAAATCAACATCTACAGATACATATACAAATCAAAATTGTCTTTTTTCAGGTACTACAGTAGTTTCTGGAGAAGGCAAAATGTTTGTGACGGATGTTGGTGTAAATACAGTCAATGGAGACAC